GTCGGCGAAGCGATCCAGAACACCGCAGCAGAGGGCGACACCGCCGCTCACTCGTTCATTCTGGGCAAGAAGTGCCTCCTGACCTATCGTCCGGCGGCTCCCGGCATCATGACGCCCGCAGCAGGCTACACGTTCTCGTGGGCCGGTTACCTCGGCGGGACGAACGAGTATGGCTTCGTCGTCGACACCAAGCGCCGCGATGAAGAGGACACGGATGTCGTGCGGGCTCGCGCTCATTACGATCACAAGCTCGTCTCCTCCGCGCTGGGCTACTTCTGGGACGCGATCGTCGCATGATGAAGCTCGAGCAGAGATCTTTCCAGAAGTCGGAGCCGCTCTTCGCGTTCCGCGCGTTCGTGGCTCACGGACGGCGGTTCAACCGGGGCGCGGCGTTCGACTGGCAGGCCCTCGGGATTGCCGCAGAGAAGGTCGAGCTCCTTTACCGGGCGGGCAAGGTTCGCCATTACTCGCCCGGCAATACTGAAATCGACCTCAGCAACAAGGGCCTCGGCGAAAAGCTCGCCGAGGACGTGCCTGATCCCGCGCCGGTCAAGAAGGTGCGAGCGAAGAAGGTGGAAGAATGACGTGGACCTACGGGGGAGCGCCCGGCACGACGACCTCGGCGACGCGGCGCGACGCCGTGCGCCTCCTCGTAGGTGACACCGACACCACCGACCAGCAGGTCACCGACGAGGAGATCGCCTTCGGGCTCTCCCAGACCTCGGATGACGTTTACAACGCTGGCGCGCTGATCTGTCGGGCGCTGGCGGGCAAATACTCCAGGCTGGTAGACACCAGCATCGAGAGCGTCTCCTCCTCCTATTCCCAGCGCGCCAAGCAATATGCCGAGCTAGCCGTGCGCCTCGCGAAAGAAGGCAAGCGCCTTGGCTCTGTCGGGCTCGGCGTGCCGGTGGCTGGCGGGCTGTCGATCTCCGAGATGCAGGGCGTCGAGGACGATCCTGATCGCGTGCCGTCCGCGTTCCGGGTCGATCAATTCAGCAACCCGCCGCGCTTCGACCCAATGCTAGATGAGGACTGATCCTCATGCCGACCGGATCTCAGATGCAGCGGGATGTCGTCGAGCTTCTGCGCGAGCATGGCTACAACATCACCTTTCGCAGACCGAGCAACGGCGGGACCTATAACCCGGCGACCGGTGCCGTCTCTGGCGGGTCGAACGCAGACGAGACCGTTCGCTGCGTCTTCGTCAATTACACGGCACGAGATCTCGACGGCACGCTGGTGCAGCGCGGGGATCGCAAGGCGATCATCGCTGCGACCTACAACGGGGCTGCACTCTCGAAGGTTCCTCAGATCGACGACGAGCTGCGCGGAGAAGCGGACGCGGTCCGCATCGTGGCGGTGCAGACGATCAAGAGCGGATCAAGCGTCCTCGCCTATGTGTGCCAAGCGAGGGAATGAGATGGCGAAGGGCCAGATCCTCCGGCAGATCACGGTCGACCTCGACAAGATCGCAGAGAAGGCAGGCGTGACCGTCGCGCAGGCTCGCAACGAATATCTAAACCGGCTCTCGCTTGAGGTCGTGCGAGGCACGCCGGTGAAGACCGGGAGGCTCAGGGCGTCGTGGTTTCTCTCCCCGACGCTCACCGGGTCTCCCGGCACCTCTGGCGGCGAGATCACGCAAGGCGCGCCCGGCGCGACACTGGCGCGTCTCTCCGGGCAGGCGGGCGGTCTCGCGGGCCTCGACGGGTCGATCTACCTCTTGAACGGGGCGAACTATGCGATCTTCGTCGAGGCGCGGACGCAGTTCCTCCGCAAGGTGCTGGCGCGCTCTGCATCAATCGCCGCTCAGGTCGTGACCGAGATCCGCAACATCAAGGCGACGGGGATCCCATGACCGTTATGCAAGACATCCGCGCCGCGCTCGAGCAGCAGATCGCGAACGTCTCCGGGATCCCCTCGAGCGCAAATCGCGCTTGGGAGAACGTCCGCTTTTCTCCGACGACCGGCACCGCATGGGTCCGCATGGCGCTGGTCCCGACGACCAGCCGTCCGGCAGTGCGCGGACCAAACCCGCAGATCCGGCACGACGGCGTCCTCCTCGTCACCGCGCACCTCCCCGAGGGGAGCGGACCGGCGGCGGCTGATGCGCTCGCTGACGCGATCCGCGCCGCCTTCACGGTCGACACCGGGCTGACATCGGGCGGCGTCACCGTGCGCTTCAACTATGCGGAGCGCGGCTCCGCGATCCTCGACACGCCTTGGTATATCGTCACCGTGTCGATCTCGTGGTATACCTATAGCAGCTCATAATAGGAGGGCTCAGACATGCCTTTTGCACAGGGTTCCAGAACGCAGCTCGCCTATGTGGCCGAGAGCACCTACGGGACGACTCCCGCCTCGCCCGCGATGATCGCTGTCCCGTTCAACACCCATTCGCTGGATCTGGCGAAGACGCGGATCCAGTCGGCGGAAATCACGCCAGACAGGATGCCGCGCATCGATCGCCACGGACAGCGCACCGTCTCGGGCGACATCGTCGTCGAGATGCGCCCAGCCGATTACGACTGGCTCCTCGAGGGCGCGCTCTTCGGCTCGTTCTCGTCGGACGTGCTGAACACCGGCACGACCGTGAAGGGCTTCACGATTGAGGACGGCGCGCTCGATATCACCCAGTATCGCGCTTTCTCGGGCTGCATGGTCAACACGATGCAGATGTCGATCGCGCCCAACCAGATGACGACCGCGACCTTCGGGATCATGGGCAAGAACATGACGCAGTCATCGAGCCCGCTCGATGCCAGCCTCACCGCAGCATCTGGCAACGAACCGTTCGACAGCTACTCGGGGACGATCTCCGAGGGCGGCTCGACGATCGCTTATGTGAACTCGATCGATTTCACGCTGAACAACAACCTCAACCCGGCATTCGTTCTGGGCTCGACGACCAGCCCGCAAATGGAGTTCGGGACATCCTCGCTCGAGGGGACGATGACTGTCTACTACCAGGACGCCGCGCTGATCACCAAGTTCCTCAACGAGACCGAAAGCTCGCTTTCAATCGTCCTCGATGATCGCGTCGCCGGGCTGAACTACACGCTCCTGATGCCGCGCATCAAGATCAACGGCGCGGCGGTCCCGGTGGCGAACCCGCAATCCCGGCTGATGACGATCCCGTTCGTCGCTCTTCGGGACAGCTCGACCGGGACGCAGCTCCGGGTCACCCGCACGACCTCATAACAGGGAACGCAATGGACCTCTACGACCTCAAATTCCGCGAGACCTACACCTACCAGATCCTCCACCCGATCACGAAAGAGCCCGTCCTGCACAAGGACGGGTCTCCGCAGTGGATCGAGATCTACGGCGCGGATACCAAGGAATACCGAAACGCGCTGGCCGAGGTGGCGCGTCTCGGCATTGAAGACCCGACGCAGAAGCTCGTCGCGTTCCTTGGCCGGATCACGGCGCGCTGGCATATCGAGACCGGGGGCAAGACCCCGAAGATCGAAGATGCACCGGCGATCTACGAGAAGATCCCGGCGTGGCTGCGCGATGATGTCTTCGTCGCAGCCTCGGATCGTGCAAATTTTTTCGACGGAACCTCGACGGGCTCCTGAAGCACGCCGAGGCCACGTTTAGGCTCGCGCAGAAGGACAAGGACGGCGTCACGCTGCGCGAGCACTACCAGCAAGCCGAGCATGCGACCGGGGTTCGCCCACCAGAGCTCGACGTTCCGCCGATCCCGGAGGAGATGTCCGAACTCTGGGCGACCTTCTTGCGCCTGCACAGGGCCCGGCAAGCCGACGCGCCCGTGGCGTTTTCGGAGATCTTGGCCTATAGTGAGCTCACCGGGCGCAGGTTTACGCCCCTCGAGGTCGATGCGATCTCTGAACTCGATGCTCTATGGCACCAAGAGAGGGCGAAAAAATGGAGCTAGTCACCCTCGGCGTTGAGGTAAAGACCACCGGATCGCAGCAGGGTTCGCAGGAGCTCGGCAAGTTTAGCACGGCTGCGAAGGGGGCTGCAGCCTCCGCTGACGCTCTCGAGGACCAGATCCGCGCCCTGGGGGCAGCACAGGCGCAAACCGCGAACGCTTCTCGCCCGCTCTCTGGCGCGCTGCAAGGTGTCGGGCAAGCCTTTAGCCGAAACTCGTCCGCGATCCAGAACGCGAGCTTCCAGCTCCAAGACATCATCGTGCAGATCTCCGGGGGGGTCGATGCGAGCAGGGCGCTCGGGATGCAGCTCCCGCAGCTTCTCGGGGGCTTTGGCGCTCTCGGCGCGGTGGCGGGTCTGGCGGTGGGCGCGCTGCTCTCCTTCGCTCCTGCCTTGTTCGAGACCACAGATGCGTCGGAGGAGCTCAAGGACGCGGTCGACGCGCTCAACGATGCAATGGACGCTTATGCCAGCGCGAGCGCCGCTGCGGCTGCTCCGACCTCGAAGCTGATCGAACAATATGGCGCGGCGTCAGAAAAGGCGCGGGAGCTCCTCCTCGTCAATCGGGAACTCGCGCAGCTTGACGCTCTCGACAAGCTCGCGGAGGCATCGCTCCAAGTCGTCTCGGCGTTCGGGGACTTCGGAGGGCAGACCGGCGCAGAGCTGACCGCCACCGCAGAGAAGGCCGCGCAGTTGCGCGCCGAGATGGAGCAGCTAAACGCGCAGATCGACGTTGCGGATCCTATGTCCGTCGGTATGCTGGCGAACCGGCAAGCCGGATTGCAGATGCAGATCGACGCCCTTTCCGGGTATCGGGAGGGTGTCGAGCGCGTCCGCGTCGCTCTGGGCTCGACGGAGGAGCAGGCGGTCGTCTTCTCCGCAGCTCTGGCGGATCTGCAAAACGCGATGACGCTCGACGACAAGATCGCAGCGTTCGAGCGCGTGAAGACGCTTTTCGTCGAGATCACCGGCGGCACGAAGAACATGACGGCGGAGCAGCGCCTCCTCGCGCAGGAGCTCATTCGAGCCGCCCTCGCCAGCCTCGACCTTTCGGACAACACATCGGCAGCGGCTGGCAACATCAGCGCCGCCGCCTCGAACGCGACGGGGCTCGCGAACGAGCTGCAACGCGCGGCGTCCAACGCGATCACGCTGGCGCAACAGAGCTTCTCGACCCGCGCGCAAGCCGAGCTTCGGCTGCAGTATGCAGGAGACCCGGTGGGGCTGGCGCGGGCGCAAGCCGAGCAGACATTCGACGAACAGGCGGGCGCGATGATCAATGCGCCGGTGGGGGGGGATTTCTTCGCTCGCCAGCGCGAGATCTACGTCGAAAACGAGGTCGCCGCCGCTGAGGCGCAGCTCGCCTTGCAAGAGTTCAACAAGACCCTAAGCGGTAAAGGCGGCACGGGTGGCGCGAGCTCCACAACAGACGCGGCTGCGGAGGCGAAGCGGCTTTACGAGAGCACCCGCACCGAGGCGGAGCGATACGCCGTAGAGCTCGAAAAGGTGCAGGGACTTTATGCGATCGGCGCGATTGATGCGGATCTTTACGGGCGCGCCATCGAAGACCTCAATGCTAAATTCGACCCCTTCACTAAGCTGATGATGGGCGTGGCAGGAACCATTGAGAGCGAGCTCAATAACGCCTTCGCTTCGGTTTTGAAAGGAACGGCGACGCTGTCCGAAGCTCTCTTAGATTTCGCTGCGAATGTCTTGGCGAAAGTCGCGCAAGACCTTTTCGCGCAACAATTTGCCGGGCCGATTGCTCAAGGCGTTTCCGGCTTCCTGGGCGGATTGTTCTCGGCGAAGGGCAACGTCTTCAACTCCTCCGGGGTGACGCCCTTCGCGCAGGGCGGCGTGGTTTCCGGGCCGACCGTATTTCCATTTGCCAACGGGGTCGGGCTCATGGGCGAGGCTGGGCCTGAGGCAATCATGCCGCTCTCGCGCGGCGCGGACGGTAGGCTCGGCGTCGTGGCGAACAGCAATAACGCTCCGACTGTCACGATCAACAATTACAGCGGACAACCGGCGACCGCCTCGACGGATAGTGCCGGAAACATCACGGTCGAGATCGGGCGCGCTGTCGCGCAGGACATCACCTCCGGGGGTCCGGCATACCGCGCGATCCGTAGCACCTTCGGCCTCGCAAACCGTTTGCAGCAGAGGGGATAACACATGCCAGTATGGCCGGGGACACTCCCGCAATACTTCGAGGTCGGCGTGCAGGACACGCGACAACAGGGCTTTCTCCGCTCTCAGACCGACACCGGCCCGTATAAGCAGCGCAAACGGTTCACCGCGACCTCGCGTTTCCTGTCTGGGACGATGCTCCTGACGGGGACGCAGCGCGCCGCCTTCGAGACCTTCTACAAGACGACGATCTCGGAGGGCGCGGACGCTTTCGACTTCATCGACCCGGCGGATTTCTCGACGGTCTCGGCGCGCTTCGCTGCTTCGCCTTCCTTGTCTGCGGTCGCTGGCGGCGATACCTCCGGGACGGCGCAGTGGCGGGTCTCGCTTTCGCTCGAGGTGCTCCCGTAATGCCGCGCACGCTTCCGACCGCCGTCGTCACCGCCGTTAATTCGCAGACGACGCCCAGCGCGTTTCTCGTGCTGCTCGAGGCGTATCATAGCACAATCGGCACGCTGCGCTTCGTCAACAATACTGAAAACGTCGTCTCGAACGGGCAGACCTTCAACGCCTATCCGTTTTCAGTCTTACTCCCGCCGGATGATCCGGCTCTGCAAGTCCGCGCGCGGCTGGTGCTCTCTCACGTTACGAGTGAGCTCAACGTCCTGCGCTCGGTCGCAGGAAGCCGAGAGCGCGCCACCTTCTCGCTCAAGGTCATTGAGGGCAGCGATCCGGACACGATCTTGCAAAGCATCTCGGGGCTCGTTGCCGCGTCGGTCAGCTATAACGCCGAAACGCTAGAGATCGACCTTACCATTGACAACTTCCTGACGGAGCCCTTCCCCAGTGCCACCTTCTCGCCTTCTACGTTCCCCGGCATCTTCTAGCTGGTGGAACAGTTACATCGGGATTCCGTTCGAGTGGAACGGGACAACGCGACAAGGCGCGTCGTGCTGGGGCCTCGTCTGCTTGGTCTATAAGGAGGTCTTCGGGATCCGGCTCCCGCGCCATGACGAGCTCGAGACCGAAGTCAAGAAAGGCGCAGGATCGTTCTCGGACTTCGCGGCGCATGGAAGGCGGATTTCCCTGGATGAAGTGCGATCCGGAGACGTGCTGCACATGTGGGGGTCCTATCAGGGTAAACGGCGCGCGACGCATTGCGGGATCGTTACGGAACCGGGATATGTGCTCCACGCGGAAGAAGTCGTCGGATCCTGCGTTTCGCGCTATAAGGGGGATAGCCGCTTTCTCCACCGCGTGATCGGAGCTTACCGCCTTGAATGATATCGTGCTCCCCGAGCTTGCAGAATACGTTGAGGTCACGCTGGTCTTGAACCCGCTGGCGCAGGGTGATCGGGTAGTTCTGCGAGTCGCGCCCGTTTGGACCATCGCGCAGATGGTCGAAGCGATCGTGCAGGACAGCGCCGAGCCGGAACATATCAGCGCATTCATCGGCGGCGATTTCATCGAGCCGCGCCTCTGGTCCCAAGTCAGGCCCAAAGCGGGCGCGTCCGTCTTTCTGCGGGTCACGCTGCAAGACCCGGTGTCGCTTATCTCGATCCTCGCCACAGCCGCCGCTCCGACAATTACAACGGCTCTTGGGTTCACGGCGGGGTCATTCCTCGCAAGTGTCGCGGGCGCGGCGATCTCGATGGCAATAACCTATGCCGCGTCGGCCCTCATCGGGCCGCGCACTTCGGCGGGCAAGGAGGAGAGCCCGACGTATGGGATTAGTGGAGCGCGCAACCGCCTCGCGCCCTTTGATACTGTCCCGGTCGTCCTGGGAAAGCACCGGATGGTCCCGCCTTACGGCGCAGCGCCTTACACCGAAGTCGTGGGGAACGATCAATATCTGCGCTTTATCCTTGTCTGGGGCTATGGACCGGTCGATGTGTCGGACATCAGGATCGGTAATACCTCCATTGCCGACTATACGGACGTCGAGATGGAGCATGACTTCACCGGCAACGCCTCGACGCTTGGCCTCTATCCGAGCGACGCCAGACAAGAGGATTTGTCTGTCCGCTTGACCGACACCTTCGTCGCGCGCACGAGCGCGCTGCAGACGACAGAACTGGGCGTGACGGTCACCTTTCCGACCGGGCTATTCAAGGCTACGGGAGCCGCTAAGACGCAGCAGTCCGTGCGGATTATCGGGGAATACCGGCTTCTTGGAGCGGGCGCTTGGACGCCGTGGTTCGACGAGACGATCACGGACAATAGCTCGCAGGTCAAGCGCGTGTCCTATCGCCAGACCGGTCTCGCCTCTGGGCAGTATGAAGTCCAGATCAAGCGTGCCGTGCCAGAAGTGCACCTCACAAACGATCAAGTTTATGATCAAGCCAACTGGACCGATCTACGGTCGTTCAATACCGACGCGCAGCCGATCAACTTGCTCGGCGTCGCCAAGACCGCTTTCAGGATCAAGGCGACCGATCAGTTAAACGGGGTCGTCGACCAACTCAACGCGCTGGTATCGGTGAAGATCCCGACATGGAACGGGAGCGCGTGGACGACCGCGACGAGCGTCACCTCGAACCCTGCAGCGATCTACCGCTATGTCCTGACGGGCGCGCCGAACAAGAAGCCCGTCGCTTCGGCGAACGTCAACGATACCGCGCTGGGCGATTGGTATGAGTTTTGCGAGACAGGAGGCTTTGCCTTCGATCAGGTCATCGACTTCCAGCTTTCGGTCCGCGACCTCCTGCAGGACATCGCGAACGCGGGCAAGGCGAGCCCGGCCTATGTCGATGACAAGTGGACCGTCGTCATCGAGCGCCCGCGCACGACCATCGTGCAGCACTTCACTCCGCGCAACACTCGGAACTTCGTCGGGCGCATCCTTTACAACGAAATTCCGGACGCGCTGCGCATCCGATTTTTCAACCGCGACGCCGACTACCGGGAGGACGAGCGCGTCGTCTATGACGACGGCTTCAACGAGGCGAACGCGACGACCTTTCAGGTCATCGACCTGCCGGGGCAGACCAACCCGGCCAACGTCTATAAGCTCGGAAGGCACTACATCGCTTCGGCGCGCCTCCGACCAGAGATCTTCAGCTTCGAGGTGGACATCGAGCACCTCGTTGCGCTGCGCGGCGACTTGTGCCGCCTGACGCACGACGTGCCGGGGATCGGGCAGATCTCTGGGCGCGTTGTCTCGGTCGCTTCGAACACGATTGTCCTCGACGAGCCGGTGACGCGCGAGGCGGGCAAGGTCTACACGCTGCGCGTCCGGGAGACCGACACGGGGACATCGCTCGCGCTGATGGTTCCGGCGGAAACGGAGACGGTGACGAGCGCGACCGTGGTCGTGGCCAGCGGCGGGAGCGCGGTAACCGCAGGCGATCTTTACCAGTTCGGCGAACAGAACAGCGAGAGCCTCGAGGTCATCATCTCGGCGGTCGAATACATCGACGATCTTGCCGCAACGGTGACCTGCGTCCCCTACTCGCCCGAGATTTACAACGCTGCACTCACAATCCCGCCCTATACGACGATCCTCTCCGCGCCCGTGTCGGCGTCCTTCACCGGCCCACCTACTCCGACTATCTCACAGGTCATCTCGGATGAGGCGGCGTTGCAGGTTACCTCGACGGGCGCGCTGGTCCCGGCAATCCTGCTCTATGTGCAACCCGGCAAGTCTGCCCAGACGGGGGACGGGACCGTGACGCGGACGGCATTCTATCAAGCGCGGTTCCGGCGGTCAGGAACATCCGACCCCTTCACCTATCTTCCTTACAGCCCGGTCGATACGCCATTGATCCAGATTTCACCGGTCGAGAGCGCGACGAACTACGATATCGGCGTGCGCGCCATCGGGCCAGACGAAGCCGAGACCAGCCGCTTCGCCGAAATCTCGAACCACACCGTAATCGGGGCTTCGGGCAAGCCTCCGTCGGTGGACACCTTCTCGCTCAACACGATTGGCGCGCACACCTATGTCGAGTGGACCTATCCGTCGATTGCGGTCGACGTGACAGGCTATGAAATCCGATACTCGCCGGACCAGAATAATCAGGACTGGCGCACGATGACCGTCCTGTCCGACGCGCTGCCCAGAGAGGCGCGGTCGTTTACGGTTCCGAGCCGCTCTGGCTCCTATGCTATCAAGCCCATCGACGTGCTGGGCAATCGCTCCGTTCTGGCGATTTACATCAACGCCTCTCTCGAAGACCCGGAAGCGCAGAACGTCGTCGCTACGCTGACGCAGGAGCCGGGATGGGCGGGGACGAAGACGGATGTCGAACTTCTCGGGGGCGGCATCGCGCTGGTCTCCCAAAACTTCATGTCGACCTGGACGACGCTCGCGTCCGTCACCTCGATCGGGGTCACCGCAGACACCGGCTATGCCGAGGTCGGGTATTACGAATTCGGCGAAACAGACCTCGGGGAGGTCTACAGTTCTCGGGTGACAGTGGACGCGGTTGTCGATACATCCGGGGGCCTCTCTACGCTGGCAACTTGGGTTTCGCTCGCCGGCGTCTCAACACTAGCCGGGGAAGACACCGGGGACGAGACCTCGGTCGAGATCGAGGTCAATTATTCTATCGTGGACAGCGCGACGCCGGTCTACGAAGGATGGAGGCGCTTCGTCGTCGGCGATTATACGGCGCGGCACCTCAAGTTCCGCGCGGTCCTGCGGACCAGCTACGCGACGATCACCCCGGTCCTGTCCGCGCTGACGGCGATCATAGATATGCCAGACCGCGTTGACCACGGAGACGATATCGCTTCGGGCGCGGGGACGTATTCCGTGATCTTCTCGCCTTCGTTCAAGGTGCTCAATTCGGTCACGATCACCGCGCAGGACATGGCGACCGGGGATTACTATGTGATTTCAAACAAGACGAGGACGGGCTTCGATGTTATATTCCGCAACAGCGCCGGGAGCGCGGTCAGCCGGACCTTTGATTATCAGGCGATTGGCTACGGCAGAGAGAGAGGCACCTGATGGCGCAGTATGACTTCGGGACGATCGATCCCAACACGAAAAGCGGGACCGCGCTCGCGACCGACCTGAACTCGTGGCGCAATGCGCTGCACTCGACGCATTCGGGCGCCAGCGCGCCAAGTTACCTCGTCGCTGGGATGCTCTGGGCCGACACGACCTCGGCGAACTATGAGCTGAAGATGTATGACGGCGCGCAGTGGATCCAGGTCGCGGTGATCGACGCGACCAACAACGTCGCCCGCGTCGCGGTGGACAGCGCAGAGACGAGCTACATCACCGCGACGACGGCGGCACAGATCAAGCATGTGATCGCGAACGTCGATACCTTCACCGTCCGGGCGACCGGGATGCAATTCAACATCGCGTCTCCGGTAATCTCGGACAGCAGCAACAACGAGTTGGTGTCGTTCACGGAGACGGCGAGCGCGGTCAACCAGATCAACCTGGCCAACGCCGCGACCGGTAACGCGCCGGTGATCTCGGCGCTCGGCAATGATACGAACATCGACCTCACGCTCTTCTCGAAGGGGACGGGTGTCGTCACCTCGCTGGTCGAAACCGCTGCGACGAACACCGTCATCGATGTCGCGCGCGTCGAGGCGCGCAGTTCCGGGACGCCCGCGACAGGTATCGGAACCGGCCTTCTCTTCGTGACAGAGACGGCAGCAAACAATTTTGAAATCGGCGCGCGCATCGAGGCGATCACGACGGACGTGACCGGCGGCAGTGAGGACTTTGATCTCTCGTTCAAGGTCATGGCGGCGGGCGCGGCAGCGACTGAGGTGATGCGGATCAAATCGACGGGAACAGTCGATGTGGACGCGCTCTCGATTGCCGGTGTTGCGGCGTCGTTCAACCTTGATCTGCTTGGCACTTTGACCACCACCAGCGGCACCACACAGACGCTCTCTGGACTGACACTCACAAGCTATAAGGCGTTGCTTGTTGTCATTGATGGGGTCTCGCACGATAACGGATCAGCCAGAAATTTACGCTTGAGCGGGAACCGCATTAGTGACGCGAGCGCCACCGGAACCGCTACATTTGACGGTTTTGCGGTTATTGCTTTGACCAGCGGGCGGTGCCTGTCTACTGTCGGGAACTCAACTGTTACGGATACGGGATCGGAAAATACTGCGTCGGGGATCACGACTAGCTCGACATCGATGTCTTTCACTTGGGACGGCACGGGCAACTTTGATGCAGGGAAAATCCATGTGTGGGGGATCAAGTGATGGTGGACTACACCGAGGTCATAACTGACGCAGCAACGGGGGAACAGACCGAGCGCCCGCTTACTTCAGCGGAGATAGCGGCGATCCTTGCAGGGCCCCCCAAAGCGGAACAAGAGGCGGCGCGCCGCGCGGCTTATCAGGTCGAGGCTGACCCGCTCTTCTTCATGGCCCAACGCGGCGAGGCAACAATGAGTGAGTGGACTGCGAAAGTCGCAGAAATCAAGGCCAGATTTCCCTACCCAGTAGAATGAGGAAAAGCATGGACGTAGTAGACTTCATCAAGCTCCTCATTCAGTGGATTGTTATCCCGGTGGCGGGCTTTGTCTGGGTGATGCACCGAACTCAGCAGGATCACGCGACTAAACTGGCCGTCCTCAAAGCGGTTCATGACGCGAATAAAGAAGCCCATGACCGGGAATTCAAAGAATTGCGCGAAAACTTCAAGGCTGTCTTTACGAAACTGGACACCATAGAGCAGGCGCTTCGGAAATGACCGCATACGAACTCGCCAAAGCGGAGATTGGCACCGTTGAATGGACGGACGGCAATAACCCGAAAGTCTTGGCCTATTTCCGGGACGCCGGGCATCCAGAAGTGCCAAACGATGAGACGGCGTGGTGCGCGGCTTTTGTCGGCGCGATGCTGCACCGCGCCGGGATACCAAATACCGGGTCGCTCTTGGCGCGGTCCTATCTCGAATGGGGGGAGCCGGTAGATCGAGCGGATGCGCGCGAGGGCGACATTGTAATCTTCTCGCGCGGATCCTCGTCGTGGCAAGGACACGTCGGCTTTTTCGTGCGCGACGCCGGGAGCCTAATCACCGTCCTTGGCGGGAACCAGTCGAACGCCGTCTCCCAGCGCCCCTATGGCGCGAAGAGCTTGCTCGGAATCCGCAGAATGGGCCAGCAGACGCGCCAGAAGGCCCCTCCCAGCGCGCTCTCGGCTCCGAGGCAGGAGAACATCTTCTCGATGCTGGCGCGTGCTCTGGCGGCAATTTTCGGGGGTAAGCGATGACTGTTAAACTTGTCGATGGATGGAAACGTGCGTGGCGATGGCACTCGGCGCAGGCGCTGGCCGCGCTGACGCTGCTCCCGGTCGTCTGGATCGAGCTACCGGCGGATCTCAAGACGCGCATTCCAGACGGTTGGGAGCCTTACATCATCTCGCTCGTGGCATTCGCCGGGCTGGTCGGGCGGCTGCGGAGCCAGAGCAAATGATGGACGTCATCCTCATGGTCATCGGCGCGCTGACGGGAGTTGCCGCGCTCTGGTTCGGCGGTCGCCGCGCTGGGGCATCGGCGGAGAAGGCCAAGCAGACAGAGGCGCGGATCGAGGCGGTGAAGCAGGCGCAGGAGGTGGAAAATGAAGTCGAAGCTCTGGATCGGGACGCTCTCAAGTCTCGCGCTCGTGTCTGGGTGCGTGGGCCAAAGTCGAGGTGACTTCTGCGACATCGCGCGCCCGCTCTACTTCGAGCACGACGCGACAGTCGACGCGCTGGCGGGGGGAGAAGAGGAGCTCTTGCGCGGCATCGTCCGACACAACGAGCTGATCGAGCTCTGCGAATGAAACCGGCCCCGAGAAATCCCCGGGGCCGATCTTCTATGTCTTGACGGTTTCTTGCAGCATATCCGCCAGCGCGCGGATCTGGTCCGCCTTGTCTATGGGGACGACGACCTCGACCCGCATCAGCCCGCGCGCCTCGAACTCGGCGCGCTCGGCGCGCTTGCGTTCCCGGTCGCGCTTCCGGCGCTCCTCGATCTTGTCCATCAGCGCACCTCGAGGATCAGCCCGAGGCAGGCGTCGCGCAGCTCGTCCGCGATCTGCGGGTGCTGCATCACCAGCTCGTCGAAGGCGTTCGTAATCTTCTCCTCGACGAAGGCGAGCGGGGCGCTCCGCGCCTCCTCCTCCGCCTCCTGCACGCGCACCGCGGCGTCCTCGAGCGCGGCGCTGACAGCATCGACGAAGGCGTTCAGGTCGTGCGCCTCGAGGAGCCCGCGCTGCTTGATGTCGTCGAGGAGCGCGGCGCGCTCCCCGACAGACCCGTGCAGGGCGGGCAGATGATAGGACAGGGGGGTCAGCATGTCAGAGCTCCTCAAGGTGCAGGTTGAAAGGTGATGAAGCGGACAAGGTCGTGCAGCTCCTCAGCCTTCGGCGCGGTCCGGTCGCGCACCGGCATGACGACGCCGACGCAATCCCGGCGCTCCCCGAAGGTCACCAGCGCGGGGTTCTCCCCGTTTTGATAAATGCTCGGGGTCGAGCCCTTGCCGCCAAGCAGGCGCGCGGCCTTCTTCATCAGCGCCAGATAGTCGGGGTCGTAGGTCGCGACGACAGGAGCATCCGATGGGGCTTTCGGGATCACCAAGCGCCAGTGCGGAAAGGTCCCGTCGATCGGGTCGAAGCGGACATCCCCGGCGGTCCAGATCGCGCCAGCGCGCGAGAGCTGGAACCAAGGCAATTTGTGGCCTTTCATCGCCTTGTCGAGCGCCTCGATGGGGACGATGAACTTGTCGCCCGGCAGGTCGGCACCGACGAACCGCGCGGCAAAGAGGATGTGGCCGTCGGTGCTGACGATGCGCGGCCCCCCAAGTTCGGGCTCGATGCTCACGCCCTTAAGGTAATAGCGGGTCTCGGACGAGCTCACGCACAGCATGGCGGCGCGCAGCAGATCGGTCGGCAGTTCAATAGAAAAGTCAGTCATGGCAGGTCTCCTTATGCCTTCTTCGCACATTCCGGCCCAATGCCGGAAAGGATGCTTGCGGGGGTCGTGAGCTTGCGCCCGCAGGCGCAGCAGCGACCTTCGTGATAGACCTCGAGATCATCCGGGATCCGCGCGGTCTTGGCGAGCCGGTCGATGGTCCATGCCAGCGCCTTGAAGCTCGGCGCGCCGGGCTTGCCCTTCGCACCGGCGACCAGCCGGTCGCGCGTGTCGCGCGGAATGAAGCCGAGGTATTCATAATCCGTCTCGTTGCTCGGGCCGGACAGGATCGAGGCGAAGAAGGGCGAGGTCTCGTCCTTCTGGCGGATCTTGTAGGTGTAGCGCGTGCCGGTCTTCGCGCTGCGGAGCGTGAAGGTCGCGTTCCCTGCGAAGATGAAGCGGAGCGCGTCGTTCGCGGAGGTCAGCATCCCGGGCGTGCTCTCGGGGATCTGGTCGGGCTCGAAGTGGGTCAGCATGGCAGGTCTCCTTTTACAACCAGACGCCAAACTTGGCTTTGAAATCAGCCGAGCATTCGCGGGTGGTCTTGCCAAACTCGCCGCAGCGGCGCTCCATCATGGAGCAGGCAGTCGCGTGGGGCGCGCGGGATAGGGCGAGCAGGAAATCATCGTAAGTCATGGCAGGTCTCCTCGGTTGATCGTTCGACTTATATAAGGACCGGTCCTGTATTATGCAAGACCGGTCTTTAACCAAGATCTGCCCAATTCGGGCCGACGCCGCCCTCGATCAGATTGTCGGTCGGCGCTCCGGGGAAGAAGTCGAGGTAAGCCTCGGTCATGTCGCGGGCCATCGTCCCCTTCACGAGCTCCGCCTGCTCCTCGAGCGCCTCGTCGATCAGCGCGTCGTGGATCGTGGCGAGGAGCTTCGTCCGCTGCGGGTCGAGCGCGCCGGATCCGCGCAGCCGGTCGAGCGATGCCTTGTGCCGGGTGATCGCCCGGGCCATGACCGACAGCGCGGCGCGCTGGACCGGATAGTTCGCACATTTCGGCAGATCCGCGTTGCGCTTGCCGAGGTAGATCGTCCCGCCATCGTTCATCGTCAGGAACCCGGTCGCCTGCGCCTCCTCCTGCATCAGGAACCGGTAGGCGAAGGCGCGCGGGTATCGGCTCGACCAGAAGTCGATATAGCTCTGGGCCTTCTCGAGCGTCGTCCGCATCGTGATCGACAGCCCGGCGGCGGCGGATCCGTAGATGATGCCGAAGCTCACGCCCTTTGCCGCGCTGCGCGCCGCCTTGCCCTCCGGGGTCTTCTTGTCGATCTTGTGTCCGGCGATGACGGCGGCGACCTCGGAGTGAACGTCGCCGAAGACGACATCCTCGAGGAGCTGGTCGTCACCGGATAGGAGCGCGAGGACGCGCATCTCGATGGCCGAATAGTCGTAAGACACCAGCAGCGAGCCCGGCGGCGCGATGAAGCTCTTGCGGACGCGGGTCTGGTCCTCGTCGGACGCGAATAGCTTCTTGTCTCGCGGGACTTGTTGCAGGTTCGGGCCAGAGCTCGAGAACCGGCAGGTCCGCGCCGCGCCGACGTTGAACCGCGCCCGGACGCGCCCGTCCGCAGATCTGGTCGCGGTGTCGATCACGGTCTCCCCGAAGCTCGAGATGTATTTCTGGATCTTGCGGTAACGGGACAGCGCGTCGAGCGCGGCCTCGACCGGCGTCCCGGGGAACAGCCCCGCCATCTTCGCCAGCGCCTCCCCGGAGATCTCGAGCTGGTTCGTCTTCTCGGTCTTGGGCCAGACGGCGAGCACGCGCTCCGGGAAGATCCGGGCGAAGAAGTCGGAGAACTGGGGGTTCGAGTTCAGGTTCGAGACCTCGGTCTCCGGGATCAGCGCGCGGACCTGCGCCGCGAGCTCGTCCCGCATGCGCTCCCATTGCTGCACGAGGGCGCGGTGCGCTTGCCGGTCGAGCAGCATCCCGGAGTCCTCCATCTCGATGACGCCGAGCGTCATGTCGTCGAGGAGCTGGGCGGCGCGGTCGTGCGCGGCGGTCGTCTTGCCTTTCCAGAACTCCCAGAGCTCGAAGGTCACATCCGCGTCGCGGATCGCATAATCAAGTTGCGCGGTGGTCAATTCAGGCGCGGCCCAGTTCGAGACCTGCTCCTCCTTCGAGAGCACCTTCTCGAGATCCCAGAGGACCATGTCGGCGAGGGAGAAGCGCCCGCCGCCCATGCGCGCCCGGCGGAGGTGGCCGACATCGACCAGATCCGGCGTCGCACCGGCGGCGAGGAACCAGCGCATCTCGAAGCCGGAATTGAAGTCGACCCACGGGCCG